CCAAGGGGCCGTGCCAGTCTCTAACGCATTGATGATTTTGTCTGTAACGTCTTGGTAAATATCAATCTTGCTCATGTCACTTAATCCTAAATGAAACAAGGCAATCCCGCCTTGCAATTCCGCAAATAGGGAAGCGATTAGACAATGTCAAGCGACATAATGAAAATAATTTCACAAGGCAACGTGCAAGCCAAATGCAACCTAGCAAGGCAGGGGTGATTATAAATATATAGGGGTGGCAGGGGTTGCGCTTTGCCAGTTTCGCCGACCCACCGCCCCCCGACCCCCCGCGCACAGGTTCGGAGTCCCGCTCGCGTGTATACATAATAATATGCTCAAAATCTCACAACATCACCAAAATCCAAGGGGGGTGGGGGGTCATTTTTTCTAGTAGCTACCCCAAATACCGCATTTAGGGAAACACCCCCCGTCATCGTTTATTTGGGTCCCCTACCCCCGGGGTATATATTTTAACCTCTTTACATACTCCCATGGCTATACGTATAAGGCGCGTCTGCTCCCTCAAACCGGACGCTGCGCCACATGCCTGTTGTTAAAATAGAACCTACGGATAAACATCCGCCCCCATTCAGCCTCGATGTTGAAGAATTACCCACCTATATGGATGAGGTGATGGTCGCTGCGAACACCGCAGAGCTTATTGAGAGCCTTGGCGCACCCCTAGAGGTGGACGAAAAGACCATCGAGAAGGAAAAAGCGCTGATTAAGTCGGCGCTCAAGGGCAAAAACCGCGAAGCATTGAAGAGTTTACCTGTGGCATTGGCAGCATCGTCGTTCGTCCGCGAATATGGACATAACTTAGCACATGACATTACCGAGGTGCGCGCAGCGCTGACCAACAAGCTGTTGGAGATTGCCAACTGTGGCGATACGAAGTTCGAGCTTCGCGCTCTGGAACTGCTGGGCAAGCACTCAGACATCTCGCTCTTCACCGAGCGCAGCGAAATCACCATCAATTATAACTCACCCGACGCGCTTGAATCGGCCATTAAGGAGCGGGTCAAGCGCCTGCTGAACGCTAAGATCATCGACATGCCCACGGCGAGCGAAGACTTGGATGAAGAACTGGGTCGCTACATCCCCCAAAATGAAGACGACGAAGACGAAGATGTACAGGAATTTGTACAGGAAGAGGATAGCGAAGCCTAATGGCAAGACGCGGTCCCCCTAATAGGAAGGTAATGGAGGAGATATCGCTCGATGATATCCCGAAAATCTTACACTTGCTGCCTGTGCACGAGCAGGAGAAGTTACTGGCCGAGTTGGAGAAGCTCGACGAGCTTAAAACGACCAAGACCGCCCAAGACAAGTTCCTCGGGTTCGTCAGAGAGGTCTGGCCGACATTTATTGGGGGACGACATCATGCAAAAATGGCAGACGCCTTCGAACGCGTTGCTCGTGGTGAGTGCAAACGCCTCATTATTAATATGCCACCGCGACACACGAAGTCGGAGTTCGCCTCTTACTTGCTCCCTGCATGGTTCCTCGGAAAGTACCCCCATAAAAAGATTATCCAATGCTCGCACACGGCAGAACTCGCTGTAGGCTTTGGTCGTAAGGTGCGTAACTTGGTGGATACGGAAGTTTACCACCGCATTTTCCCCGACCTTTCGCTGGCCTCGGACTCCAAGGCGGCTGGCCGATGGAATACAAGCAAAGGCGGGGATTACTTCGCTATCGGTATCGGTGGTGCTGTGACCGGTAAGGGTGCCGACGTGCTCATCATTGATGACCCGCACTCCGAGCAGGAAGCTGCTATCGCGGAAGTTAACCCAGATATCTACGATAAGACCTACGAGTGGTACACCTCAGGTCCGCGTCAGCGTCTCCAGCCGGGTGGGTCCATCGTCGTCGTGATGACGCGCTGGTCGAAGCGCGACCTGACTGGGCAGATACTCAAGGATGCAGCGGCCAACGACAGCCTTGATGAGTGGGAAGTTATTGAATTTCCAGCTATTTTACCCTCGGAGAAGCCGCTGTGGCCCGAGTTCTGGGAGCTAAGCGAGCTTGAGAAAGTTAAGCGCGACGTTCCGAACAGTAAGTGGATGGCGCAGTATCAGCAGAATCCGGTCTCAGAAAGCGCGGCTATCGTCAAGCGTGAGTGGTGGCAGGAGTGGCCGAGCGACAACCCGCCACAATGTGACTTTATCCTCATGGCATGGGATACGGCCTTCGAGAAAACACAACGTGCCGACTATTCAGCGTGCACAACATGGGGCGTTTTTTATCATCCTGACGACACAGGCACTGAACAGGCCAACATTATCCTCCTGAATGCCTTCCGGGACCGCATGGAGTTCCCTGAGCTTAAACAAGTGGCAGTCGAGGAGTATAAAGAGTGGGACCCGGACAGTGTGATAATCGAGAAAAAGGCTTCCGGTGCACCTTTGATCTACGAGATGAGGGCGATGGGGATACCGGTACAAGAGTTTACACCTACACGGGGGAACGACAAAATCTCCCGCTTGAACGCTGTGAGCGATCTGTTTGCCTCTGGACGGGTGTGGGCACCTGCAACTCGGTGGGCCGAAGAAGTGATTGATGAAGTTGCAGAATTTCCCGCAGGCAGCCACGATGACTATGTCGATACGGTGTCCATGGCAATGCACCGCTTCCGTCGTGGAGGTTATGTGACTACTACGCTAGACGAACCGGACGAAATCCAGTATTTCAGGTCAAACCGTAATCAGGGGTATTATTAATGGACATCGACAAAGCCCTCAACCAAGCACCGCTTGGCCTTTCACCTGAAGATATGATGGGCCGCGAGCCTGATATCGAGATTGAGATCGAAGACCCGGAGGAAGTAACCATCCGTTCGGGCGATATGGAGATCGAAATCGACCCCGATGCGGAGGAAGACGACGAGTTCAACGAGAACTTGGCCGAAGACCTTGATGAAGGTCAGCTTACGCAGCTTGCGGGCGACCTGTTGGGTGAGTTTGAGGAAGACCTGTCGAGCCGCAAGGACTGGATACAGACCTACGTCGATGGTCTCGAACTGCTTGGTATGAAGGTCGAAGACCGTACTGAGCCTTGGCCGGGTGCCTGCGGCGTCTACCACCCGCTCCTCTCCGAAGCTTTGGTTAAGTTCCAAGCTGAGACCATGATGGAGACATTTCCTGCCGCTGGACCAGTGCGCACGGAGATTATTGGTAAAGAAACGCCTGAGAAGCGCGATGCCGCTGCGCGTGTCCAAGCTGATATGAATTACCAGTTGACCGATGTGATGGTCGAGTATCGCCCTGAACATGAGCGCATGCTGTGGGGGTTGGGCCTTGCAGGAAATGCGTTCAAGAAGGTGTATTTCGACCCATCACTCGGTCGTCAGGCGTCGATGTACCTTCCGGCAGAAGATGTCGTGGTACCTTATGGCGCGTCCAGTTTGGAAGTCGCTGGACGTGTCACCCATGTGATGCGGAAGACCCCGAACGAGCTTAAAAAGCTCCAAGCGTCGGGCTTTTACCGTGATGTAGACCTGCCTGAGCCTGTCGATACGCTCGATGACATCGAGAAGGCTATCGCTGAGAAGATGGGCTTCCGAGCTTCGTCTGACGACCGGTACAAGCTACTCGAAATGCACGTCGATTTGGTCCTGCCAGACGACAAATTTGCTGAAGACGAGGCTGAAGCTGAGATTGCCGTCCCTTACGTTGTGACCATGGACAAGGCGACCGAGACGATCCTGTCTATCCGTCGTAACTGGGACCCCGAGGATGACCTTAAAAAGAAACGCAACCATTTCGTACATTACGCGTACGTTCCGGGCTTTGGCTTCTACGCTTTTGGCCTTATTCACCTTGTTGGTGCTTTTGCTAAGTCTGGTACCAGCCTTATTCGGCAGCTTGTTGATGCTGGTACTCTATCTAACCTACCGGGTGGGTTTAAAACTAAGGGTCTGAGGGTCAAGGGTGACGATACGCCTATCGCTCCGGCTGAATGGCGTGATGTGGACGTGGCCTCGGGTACGATGCGTGATAACATCATGCCGTTGCCGTACAAAGAACCAAGCCAAGTTCTGTACAGCCTCCTCGGCACCATCGTAGAGGAAGGTCGTCGCTTCGCCTCTGCGGCTGATTTGCAGGTCTCTGACATGTCGGGGCAAGCCCCTGTCGGTACCACGCTGGCGATCCTTGAGCGCACGCTCAAGACCATGTCGGCTATTCAGGCACGCATCCACTACTCGATGAAGCAGGAGTTCAAGCTCCTCAAAGGTATCATCGCGGATTATACGCCAGAAGCGTATAACTACGAGCCGGAAGAAGGTAGCCGTAAGGCTAAGAAATCTGACTATGACATGGTCACGGTCATCCCTGTCAGTGACCCTAATGCTGCCACCATGGCGCAGAAGATCGTGCAATATCAAGCAGTTCTGCAACTCGCGCAGGGTGCACCACAGCTTTACGATATGCCGTATCTACACCGTCAGATGCTTGAAGTGCTTGGCATTCAGAATGCCGAGAAGCTTGTCCCGCTCAAGGACGGTGACGACATGAAGCCACGTGACCCTGTGTCTGAGAACATGGACGTCATTAACGGTAAGCCGGTCAAGGCGTTTATCTACCAAGACCACGAAGCGCATATTCAGGTCCACATGAACGCGATGCAAGACCCCAAGGTTGCGCAGCTTATGGGTCAGAACCCCAACGCGCAGGCTATGCAAGCTGCTATGCAGGCGCACATCGCTGAGCATTTGGCCTTCGAGTACCGCAAACAGGTCGAAGAGCAGGCCGGTGTACCACTGCCTCCACCAAACGCTGAGATGGATGAGAACACTGAGCTTGCCATTTCACGGCTTGCTGCCGCTGCTTCGTCGCAGTTGCTCCAGAAGAACCAGTCTGAAGCGCAACAGCAGCAAGCACAGCAGATGGCTCAGGACCCAATCATCCAGATGCAGATGGCTGAGCTTGAGATCAAGAAGGGCGAACTCGAACTCAAGAAGCAGAAGCTACAAATTGACGCTGCTGAGAAGAACGACCGGCTCGAACTTGAGCAGATGCGTATCGAGTCGCAAGAAGAAATCGCTGGCCTCCAAGTGGGGGCCAAGATGGCAACGGATCAGTCAAACCTGTCCGCCAAGGAGCAGATGGAAGGACTTCGTTTGGGTGTTGAAGTCGCCCGCGAACAGTTCCAAGCTACTCAAACCCCTGTTTCTCCAACCCAGCAACCAGAGGAAATTGAATGAGGAATGATGTCTTAAAACACATCGCCGATGAAATCCAAGAAGAGATCACAGTTATGAGCGACGACCTCGCTCGTGGCGGTGCTAAGGATCACGGCGACTACAAATATGCCTGCGGTATTATCCGTGGGTTAATGATGGCAACCAGCGTCCTTGCGAATATGGCACAGCGTCTGGAGAACGATGATGACTGACCTCATTGATCTCTCCGGTAAGCCCATCCCTAAGGTGGGTGCGGCCCCCGAGCTTGCGTTTGAAGACCGCGCTAAGCAGCTTCCTGAGCCTTCTGGGTATCGCATTCTGTGTGCTATCCCTGAGATCGAGAAGACCACTGAGGGCGGCATCATCAAGGCCGAAGTCACCATACACCACGAAGAACTGCTCGCCACAGTGCTCTATGCCGCAAAGCTCGGCCCAGACTGCTATGCTGACGAGAAACGCTTCCCAAGCGGCCCTTGGTGCAAGGAAGGTGACTTCATTCTCGTGCGTCCGCATGCGGGCACGCGCATCGTAATTCATGGCCGTCAATTCCGTATTATCAATGATGATGCGGTTGAAGGCGTCGTGGAAGACCCTCGCGGGATTTCTCGCGGGTAAAAACGGGTAACCGTACAAAGGAGAAGTAATATGGCAGCAGAGCCAAATGATGACGACTTCCAGTGGGAAGTTGAAGAAGATACCCCTGTTTCCGATGAGGGCAACCAGCCCGAGATCGACGTAGAAGATGATACTCCCGAGGCAGATCGTGGGCGCGAGCCTATGCCTGCTGAAGTGGTAGCTGAGCTTGAGGCTGACGAACTCGAAGAATACTCCGAGAAGGTCAAAATCCGCCTTAAGCAGATGAAGAAGGTCTGGCACGATGAACGCCGTGAAAAAGAGCGTGTCATGCGCGAACAAAGCGAAGCACTCAGTGCAGCCCAGCGGCTTCTCGAAGAGAATCGCAAGCTGAAGGCCACCCTTTCCGAAGGTGAGCAGACGCTGGTTGGTAGCTTCAAACAAACCGCTGAATATGAGCTTGCACAGGCCAAACGTGAGTACAAGGATGCTTACGAAGCCGGTGATACTGACCGCGTTTTAGACGCACAACAGAAGCTCAGCGAAGCCCAATATAAGCTTCAGCAGCTTGCTGGGTATAGACCTACTTTACAAGACGTAGAGGAAGATGTACAACTTACTCAACCGCAGGTGCAAATCCCGCGACCAGACCAGAAAACAGTTGCGTGGCAAGAGCGCAATATGTGGTGGGGTACTGATCCGGAGATGACTGCATCGGCACTTGGGCTTCACCAGAAGCTTGAGAAAGAACGTGGTCCGCAGTTTGTGGGCACCGACGAATATTGGAGCGCTATCGACACAACGATGCGCCGTCGCTTCCCTGAATATTTTGGGGAAGATAAAGCGACCGAAGGCACTGCGAAGGCTTCACGGCAATCGAAGGCTGCCAATGTAGTCGCACCAGCTTCCCGAAGTACGTCCTCCAAAAAGATTGTACTTAAACAGTCTCAGCTAGCGATAGCTAAGAAACTGGGCTTAACCCCCGAGCAATATGCTCGTGAATTTGCGAAGATGGAGCGTTAAAATGGCAGAAACTAGAATAGCACGTGAGCACGAAGATCGTACAAGCGCGAAGCGACCTGAGTCGTGGGCACCAGCAGCAGGGCTTCCTGAGCCTGAAAAGCAACCCGGGTACTCATATAAGTGGATTCGCACTTCAACGATGGAGCAGTCAGACGCCAAAAACGTCTCAGCCAAGCTCCGTGAGGGGTGGGAACCGGTACGGATTGAAGAGCAGCCCAAGCTCGCCTTTCTAGCCGATTCTAACAGCCGCTTTAAAGACAGCATTGAAATGGGCGGGTTGTTGCTTTGCAAAATCCCGACTGAGTTTATGGTCCAACGGAAGCGTTATTACGCCGACAAAAACCGTGCTCAGATCGAGTCTGTGGACAACAACTTCATGAGAGAGAACGACGCTCGTATGCCTCTCTTCCGCGAGAAGAAGTCATCGACGTCATTTGGTAGAGGCAAATAAGCTAGGAGCTTAGAAACATGGCATATCCTTCTGTTTCAGCCCCCTACGGGCTGATCCCGATCAATTTGATCGGTGGGCAGGTTTTTGCAGGTGCTACGCGTCAAATTCCTATTGCGACCAACTCTTCGACTGCCATTTTTTATGGTGACGTCGTAAAGCTGGCCGACACGGGTACTTTGGCAAAGGACACCGGCACAACTGCCGCCACGCCAGTCGGCGTGTTCCTTGGTTGCTCGTACACCGATCCGGTGTTCGGGAAAACCTTCCGTCAGTACTACCCCGGTACGACGAACATCACTGACGTCATGGCATACGTGCAAGACGATCCAGATGCTCTGTTCAAAGTAGCGGTCGTTAGTGGTCAGAACACCACGATCAGCTACGTGAACCGCACTTCGGTCGGTAACAACGCTGTTCTGGCTCAGAACACAGGTTCGACCATCACTGGCAACTCGCAGGTGGCAATCACTTCCGCGACTAACACCACTTCCACGTGGCCGATTCGCGTTATTGATGTTGTTCCTGAAACTGCATTGGCAGGTAACCCCGGTTCTTACACCGAAGTTATCGTCAAGTGGAATCAAGGCATGCACCAGTACCTCAACCCCACTGGCGTGTAAGGAGACTGACTAATGGCAATTTCACGCGCACAACTCCTTAAGGAGCTATTGCCCGGTCTGAACGCTTTGTTTGGTCTGGAATACGCACGCTACGGCGAAGAGCACAAAGAGATTTTCGAAACCGAAAGCTCTGAGCGTTCGTTCGAAGAAGAAACGAAGCTGTCGGGTTTCTCCGCTGCTCCGGTCAAGAACGAAGGTTCTGCTATCGCCTATGACAACGCGCAGGAAGTCTTCACTGCTCGCTACAACCACGAAACGATTGCCCTCGGGTTCTCGCTAACGGAAGAAGCGATTGAAGATAACTTGTACGACTCGTTGTCCTCGCGTTACACAAAGGCTCTGGCTCGGGCCATGGCGTACACCAAGCAGACTAAAGCTGCTGCAATCCTGAACAATGGCTTCGACACCGACTATGCCGGTGGCGATGGTCAACCATTGTTCTCGAACGCTCACCCGCTCGTCTCTGGTGGCACCAACTCGAACATCCCAACCACTGCTGCTGATTTGAATGAAACGTCGCTTGAAGCGGCTGTAATTCAGATTGCTGCGTGGACGGATGAACGTGGCCTGCTCATCGCGGCTAAACCGCGTAAGCTGGTAGTTCCGCCAAGCCTGATGTTCGTTGCAACACGCCTCCTCGAAACCGAACTTCGCGTTTCGACGGCTGACAACGATATCAACGCGCTTAAGTCGAATGGCTCGATCCCAGAAGGTTACACCGTTAACCACTTCTTGACCGACACGGATGCGTGGTTCTTGACCACCGACGTGCCAAATGGCCTGAAGCACTTCGTTCGTACGCCTATGCAAAACAGCATGGACGGTGACTTTGATACGGGCAACGTCCGTTACAAGGCTCGCGAGCGTTACAGCTTCGGCTGGTCCGATCCACTCGGCATGTACGGTTCCGAAGGCGCTGCCTAAGGAAACAGGGGGAGGGGGAGTGGGAAACTACTTCCCCTCTTTTCTTTTAGGTGATATACCTACGCATCTAGGTGATTAATTCGTACCGACTGCCCTAGCAGACATAGTAGAGACGGTACGTACAAGTGCTACTACACGGAGATATTATCATGGGTACTACAACTTTTTCAGGTCCGGTTGTCTCGCAGAACGGCTTCATCGGTGACTTCACTGGCACCGTTACGGGCACCGTTGTTCAGCCGGTTGCTGCTGTTACTGCTGCAGGTACTAACCTCGCAACCGCCGCTGCTCTTTCGAACGGTGTCAACGGCGTTGGCAGCGCTTCGGGTACCAATGGCGTGAAGCTTCCGACGGCTGTCGCTGGCACGACCATCACGGTTTACAACTTGGCTGAGACCAACGGCCTTATCGTCTATGCGAACACCAGCGACACCATCAACGGTGCGGCTTCGGTGACCATGGAAGGTTCGACTTGGCTTCAGTGCATTGCGCTCACGGACGCAATTTGGCTGACGACGATCTTTACTGCTAACGCCTGATCGGTAACCTCTAAGAAGGAGAAATCCGATGGCAATGCAAACTGACGTCAAATCCACCAAACCGCTTACGGCGACTGGTGTGTTCAAGACCCAAGCCAACGATGACATGGCTTTCCGCACCCGCATCAAGGGTATCTATTACACAAACGGTGTAAGTGCGGGTTCGGTCGTCATTACAGATGGCAACGGTGGCAGCACATTGTTGACGTTGAACACGCCTGCTGCGGCAAACGCTGATGCGGTCTACGTCCTTATACCGGATCAAGGTATCCTTGCAGAAAACGGTTTGTACGCTACAGTGACTAACACGGCGTCAACCGTCATTTTCTATGGGTGATATATGCAAGCACAAAAAGGTTACGATTTAGCCGGTAAGAGCATCTTCATTGCTCTGCCCGCCTATGACTTCAAGGTCTCCTTGAAGCTGGCGGTTTCGTTGGCTCGGTTCACTCAGGTGGCTGGCCAGCACGGCATTACGATACAGATTGGCAGCATCTGCGGATGCTCTGTCGTCTCTCGCGCTCGTAACCTGCTTGTTCAAGACATGCTGGAATCCACCTGCGATTATTTGCTCTTCATCGACAGCGACATCAACTTTGAGCCGGAACACATCTTCCGCCTTATGGCTTGGGGTAGCGATCCGAAGAAGGGGATCGTCGCAGGTGTTCCACGCACACGTAGCGAAAACAAGGTCTACATCGCTGACCTTGACTACGACGAGAACCACGAACTGACCATGAATGGTATGGGTCTGGTACGTGGTAAGCGCGTTGCGACCGCTTTCATGCTGGTTCGCCGCGAAGTATTCGAGCAGATGGCTGCTGCTAACCCCGAGTGGGTCTACAAGGATCAGCGCTCAGATCGCATGATCCCCTGCCTATTTGATTTCAAACTCACCGAAGAGGGCTACATGGGCGAGGACTTCTTGTTCTGCGACCGTGCTCGCGAAATCGGTTTTGAGGTTTGGATCGACCCCAGCATTCAACTCGGACACATGGGCGTACAAGAGTACGAAGGCTGCTTCGGCACCGACGTTCTTTATCCGATGCTCGCCCCCACACAGAAGGAAGCAGCATAATGGGTATCAAGCTAGGTGATATTTCGCCGCTCGCAGGAGCGATAAGCGGTAAGGGTTTGTTCGGTAAAGGGTTGGCTAAATTAGCAGACTCCGGTGCAGGTTTCCTTATTCCCGCCTCTTACCTCGCTAAGAGCCAGCGGGATAAAGCAGCACGTAAAGCAGCACGTCCAGCAGCAGGTATGCGCGCACGTCCAATGGTAGAAGACATCATGGTAGCTGAAGAAGCTCCTGCCGGTGCAATGATGCGCAAAGGTGGTAAGGTTAGCGCCGTTCAAGCCGTGCATAAGCATGAGCGCGCCAAACATAAAGGTCAACCGCTGACCAAGATGGCTAAGGGTGGTTCAACTGCCTCCAAGCGCGCCGATGGCTGCGCTACCAAGGGTAAAACCAAGGGGAGGTTTGTGTAATGGCTAAGAAGACGAAACGGTTTAACCGAGGCGGCGGTGCTTCGAGTGGTTCTGTGCCCCTCCAAAGCCTAAACTATAACCTTTTATCTGGAAGCGGTCGTGGCGCAGGTGGTGGTTTACAACTACGTCCTACTATAATGCGGCAACCTTCATCTGACCTAAGTAGGCTTACTGGCACATCTCCACCAAAGGGGGTTGGAGTCCAAGGTACTGTACGCTTCAAAAAAGGTGGCTCAACTGCTTCTAAGCGCGCTGACGGCTGCGCTACTAAGGGCAAGACTAAGGGAAGGTTTGTATAATGCCCGTACGCAAAGGAAGCAAAATACTTGGCGCTAGCCCCGGCTTGTCTAACAAAGATACTTTAGGGGATGATGAAACTAGGCTTGCTCGCTGGGACCAGATGACAGCGGCTGAAAAGGCTCGCGTCCGTGCGCGGGAGAAAGCTGAGCTTAAAGAGGCGGAAAGCGAGCGCAAACGCCCACTGTCAAGTCGTATCATGGGTGGGCTTTTTACACCATTGCAACGTGCGAAGGAAGTAGCAGCAGAAGACACTTCACGGCGCGAAAGCCGCTATCGAGAGGCTAAGGAAACAACATCTAAGTCGGATAAAGATCGGACTAAACTGTACCCGGTTGACCGCAAGATAAAACTTCGTAAGGGCGGTTCTGTCTCCGCTTCTCGCCGTGGCGATGGTATTGCCCGTAAAGGCAAAACTCGTGGGAAGGTCTGCTAATGGCTAAGACACCCGCTTGGACACGTAAAGAAGGTAAAGCGAAGTCTGGCGGGCTGAACGCCAAGGGTCGTGCGTCCTATAACAAAGCCAATCCGGGTAAGCCCGGTCTCAAGGCTCCGCAGCCTGAAGGTGGTCCGCGCAAGAAGTCATTCTGTGCGCGCATGTCAGGGATGAAGAAGAAACTTACGAGTAAGAAGACCGCGAATGACCCCAATAGCCGCATCAACAAAAGCCTCAGAGCTTGGAAGTGCTGACATGGAAATGATGGTATGGAACATTCTTCTTTCGGCAGTGGTGGCGGTTATGGGCTTCTTGTTTAAGGGCAAGATTGACGAGTTGGACCGTCTTGGCATCCTGCTCAACAAAACCCGTGAAGAAATCGCTCGTGAGCATGTAACTCGTTCGGAGATGACCACACTGGTCGATAAGCTAGGAGACCGGTTTGATAAGGCGTTTGAACGTCTTGAGGCCAAGGTTGATGAGATGAGGAAGGCATAGCAATGGCACGTAAAATGCGTAAGTTTTCTGCTGGTGGCGCACAAGGTCGTTACGACCGTCGCATGGCGGACATCAAAAAAGATTTCGCAAAGGACTCAGCGGGCAAAAGCGGTAGGGCACTCGAAGTGCTTGAAGCTAAGCGCGCCCAGCGTATTGCTGATGCAGAAGATGACCGTGCCAAGCGCACAGGCGCTGACCGTACAGCTACACGCGCCGCCGAGGCTGCGGCAGAAAGCAACCTGACAAAGACCCGCAAGTTTGGTGCGCCAAAGGCGGTAACCACCGAAGCGCCAGCGTCTAAAGTCATGGACAGCATGCCTGCGCTAACTGCGCCTAAGATGGATAGCTCCATCGGTAAGCCGCAGAGCTTTGCTGCTGCGTTTAAGGACGCACGTTCACGTCTAGGTGCAGGTAAGACTTTCACCTTTAACGGTAAGAGCTTCACCACAAACATCGCAGGCGAAGGCCGTAAACCTACGTCGGGCGGTTCGAGCACAAATAAAGGTGCAACTACGTCGCCTGCGAGCACAAATAAAAGTGCAGGCACACCCGATATAGACAAGCGGGCGGAGTTTCGTAGGCAAACAGCCGCAAAACAGGCGGAGCTTCGTCGGGAAGCCAATCGTGCTGCTATGCGTCGTAACACAGCCGGTAAAACGCAACTCGTTGGTCCTGCTGATAGTCAAGAAGCGCGCATCCGCACAGCCCAAAAGACCATGGCGGCGGTGAAACCCGTTGACGACAAGGCGGCTAAATTGTCGCGCCTTAAGGTCGCAGCAGAAGCTCCCGGTGCGACTCAGTTTGCTAAGGACAGATATAAATATGCCGTATCGTCTGGTATGTACGCCAAGGGTGGCAAAGTTAAAAAGGAAAAGACTATGAAATATGCTAAAGGTGGTTCAACCCCTCCACAACCTTCCGCTGCGGACCGTGCTCGCAGTAAGAAGCATCTAGCTGAACTTAAGAAGCTCAAGCCTACCGCTGAGCAAGCTAAGGTAATCGCAAGTGCAAACCGCTCGGAAGGTCCGGGCTACAAGAAAGGTGGAAAAATGGCACCCAAGTTCGGCGCAGCAATGGTCAAGAAATCTGCTGACACCAAAGGTCGTGCAATGGTCAAGAAGGCCGGTGGCGGCAAATGCTACGCTTCAGGCGGTCTCGTCGGTGGCCATAAGTCGGCTGATGGTATTGCCAAGAAAGGCAAAACCAAGGGTAAGATGGTCTAATGCGCGCTTGTCGGGGCATGGGGGCGATGAACCCATCCAAAATGCCGGGTAAGAAGACAATCAAACGGAAGGACAATCCTGATGATGTCTCGATGTACGCAAAGGGGGGTAAAGCGAAGCTTGACATCTCCAAAGCGATCAAAAAACCCGGCGCACTCCGTGCGCAGCTTGGCACTCCTGAGGGAAAGAAAATCCCAGCAGGAAAGCTCGCCAAAGCCGCTAAGGCTCCCGGCAAGTTAGGCCAACGCGCACGGTTCGCGCAGATGTTGAAAGGCTTTAAGAAGAAGTAATGGCACGGTCGGACGAACCTAAGTGGAAGCGCATTGTTGCTAGTGTAAAAGCTGGCACCAAGGGTGGAAACGCGGGTCAATGGTCCGCCCGTAAAGCCCAACTTGCGACCCAGCGGTATAAGAAGTCTGGCGGCAGCTATAGCGGCCCGAAGACAGAAGCGCAGAAGTCCTTGTCCAAATGGACCAAAGAGGACTGGGGGACCAAGTCGGGTAAGCCATCCACACAGGGGGCGAAAGCAACAGGCGAACGCTATCTACCAAAGAAAGCACGTCAGGCGCTGACATCTTCTGAATATGCTGCTACAACCAAGGCGAAGCGTGAGGGTACAAAGGCGGGCAAGCAGTTCGTCAAGCAACCCAAGAGCGTTGCCAAGAAGACAGCGAGATTTAGATGACCACATCCGGCACTACAGCATTTAACCTGAACCTCAATGAACTCGTTGAGGAAGCGTTCGAGCGCTGTGGTGCCGAGCTACGGACGGGTTATGACTTGCGTACGGCGCGGCGTAGCCTGAACCTGCTTACCATTGAGTGGGCAAACCGTGGCATTAACTTGTGGACCATCGAGCAAGGCTCAATCCCCATGGTGCAGGGGCAGATTGTCTATGACCTTCCTGTAGATACTATCGACTTGCTCGATCACGTGATCCGCACGCAGACTGGCCAAGGCCAGACGGATATCAACATTACCCGTATCAGCATCGACACATACTCGACGATCCCAAACAAGAACGCCCAAGGGCGTCCCATCCAAGTGTGGATCAACCGTCAGTCAGGCGCGACCGAACCCAGCACCGGGGTGGCGTATCCGAATATCAACGTATGGCCTGCCCCAGAGCAGTCCAACTATTACACCTTCGTCTACTGGCGCTTGCGCCGTTTACAGGACGCTGGTGACGGCGTTACTACGCAGGATATCCCATTCCGCTTCCTACCGTGCATGGTGGCAGGTCTAGCGTATCATCTGTCGAAGAAAATCCCCGGCGCGCTTGAGCGCAGCCAGATGCTTAAGATGGAATACGAAGAATTGTGGCAACAAGCTGCCGACGAGGACCGCGAGAAGGCGTCATTGCGTATCGCACCGCGTCAGATGTTCTATTAAGGAGATAGCATGCCAAATAGGTTTGCCTCCGGTAAATGGGCAATTTCGCAGTGTGACCGCTGCGGGTTTCGATATAAGCTGAAGCAGCTTCGGCGTCTCGTCATCAAGACGAAGAACGTCAATATCCTCGTGTGCCCGTCCTGCTGGGAACCAGATCAACCACAGCTTCAACTCGGTATGTATCCGGTTGATGATCCTCAGGCGCTGCGTAACCCGCGCCCTGACACCACATATCTCCAAGGCGGCTTGACCGGCCTCCAAGAAGAAACACAGGGCGAAGTGCCTAATGATAACGTGCTGGCATTTGGTGGACCATCAGGTGGTAGCCGCGTAATCCAGTGGGGTTGGGCACCTGTCGGCCTAAATAATCCTTTGGGTTTATTTGGACTTCCAAATACGCTATTAGGGAGTGGTCAAGTAGGGACCGTAACGATTGAGACGGAGAATTAAGATGGCTAAAGGTGGCAAGACAAACAAGCAGATGTTGAGCATGGGCCGTAATCTGGCAAAGATTGCGAACCAGAAAAGCGGCAGCAAGCCGAAGAAGGACATGGGAAAGGTCAATAAAAATGGCTGATTATAAGCAACCTAAGGTCTACACACAGGCCGACCTCGGCAACAACGGCTATCCGAACAAGATCGCCAATACCCAGACGCAGAAGACCCGTGGTACGGGTGCAGCGACCAAGGGTACTGGGCATAGCAAGAAGATGGGCTAATGAACTACGCTGAACTGTTCGAGACGATTAAGGGGTACGTCGAAAACGACTTCCCCAATACCTCATGGACCGGCTCTGACGGCTCCAGCGCGGTTACATTGACGTCTACCGAACAGATCAACACGTTCATCGAACAGGCTGAGCAGCGCATCTTTAACACGGTGCAGTTGCTTGACCTGCGTAAGAACGTGACGGGCAACATGACGGCAGGTAACAAATACCTTGCGGTGCCCACAGACTGGCTGGCTAACTTCTCCATGGCGGTTATCGACGATACCGGACGTTATGAGTATATGCTCAACAAGGACGTCAGTTTTATTCGGCAGTCGTTCCCTAACCCCAACGATGAGGGTATCCCCTACTGCTACGCCTATTTCGACGAAAATTCGTATATTCTCGGGCCTACACCCGACCAGAACTATAACGTAGAGCTTCACTATTTCTATTACCCAGCTTCGATTGTGACGGCAGGTACGTCATGGCTGGGCGACAATTTTGACAGCGTGCTGCTTTATGGTTCTCTGCTCGAAGCTTACACCTTTATGAAAGGTGAAACGGATGTTATAGCGGGGTACCAGAAACGGTACGACGAAGCTATGGCAATGCTCAAGCAGCTTGGCGAGGGTAAGAACAGGCAGGATATGTACCGTACACCACAAGTTAGGTATCCCGTACGATGATTACTGAACTCGAAACCGCCTTAGGCACTGTGCAGGTAATGACCACGAACAACCGTGGGTTTTCTGCTGAAGAGCTTGCTGAGCGTGCTTTAAATCAAATTATTAACGTAGGTGACAACGCACCCCCAGTAATTGCGGATCAGGCCCGTGCCTTCCAAGAAAACTTGCGCGAAGTGCTCATCTACTTTATGCGTGAAGCCATGCGCTCGCGCAACGTAACTCTGGCAGCTAAGTTTACCGAAGCTGGGTTTCCTGAGCTTGTAAAACTGATTGATACGTAAGGAGAATACCCATGGCTATTACCCAAGCTATGACAACCAGCTTCAAGGCAGAAATTTTGCTGGCTGTCCATGATTTCCGTAACACTGGTGGCGACACCTTCAAACTAGCGTTGTACACCTCGTCGGCTTCGATTGATGCCAACACGACTGCCTACACGGCTACCAACGAGAGCACCGGCACGAACTATACCGCTGGCGGCGCTGCGCTGACCAATGGTGGCGTGACCGCTACGAATACCAACGCTTCGGCAGGTACAGGTTTCACAACCTTCAGCAACCTAACATTCACGAATGCTACGGTTACGGCTCGCGGCGCGTTGATCTACAACACAACCCCATCGGCTAATGGCACGGCGAACACCACGCTGACCAATGCTTCTGTGGCTGTGCTTGATTTTGGTTCAGATAAGACTTCGACGGCAGGTGATTTTACCATCATCTTCCCGACGAATAACAACACCTCGGCTATCATCAGGATTGCATAATGGCTCTCGTCCTCGCTAACCGCGTACAAGAAACGACTACCACTACAGGCACTGGCACGGTAACTCTTGCTGGTGCCGTAGCTGGTTTCCAGTCGTTTGCGGTTATCGGGAACGGCAACACCACGTACTACACGATTACTAGCGGGAATAACTGGGAAGTCGGGATCGGTACCTATACGTCTTCTGGTACTACGCTAGCACGTACAACAGTCTTGTCGTCTAGTGCGGGTGGCACAACTAAGATTACCCTTGCAGGTACGTCTACTGTGTTTGTTACCTACCCGTCCGAAGACTCGGTATATCAGGATGGCTCAGTTATTGCAGCAGGTACGGCTGTCCTTGCCATAGCTAATGGCGGTACGGGTGGAACCACGCAGGCAACGGCGCGCACGGGTCTTGGCCTTGGCACTGTATCTACACAAGACGCATCTGCTATTGCCATTACAGGCGGCGATGTAACCAATGTGAAAATGCAGCGTTACCGGGAAACCGTAACCGCTGCCTCGTCCGGCACGGCGTACACAGTTGACCTATCCACGGCCAACATCTTCAATATCACGATGACGGGCAACTGCACGTTTACGTTCACCAACCCACCGGCTTCAGGTGTGTCGTACAGCTTCATGCTTATCCTAACACAGGATGCTACTGGGTCACGCACGGCAACATGGCCTGCATCGGTAAAGTACCCCAACGCTTCGACACCTACGTTGACTACAACGGCTACCAAAACGGACATTCTAAACTTCATTACCGTAAATGGCGGTACAACCTATTTCGGTGCGCTATCACTGGCCAACATGTAAGGAGGATTTGCAATGGCTATTACTAAAATCGAACAAATTTACCTGTACACGGATCAGGATTACAGCGCTGAAGCCGGGTCTGATGATAGCGACAGTGCCAAGGCTATCGCTTGGTTTGCTGAGCAAGGCATTACGGACTTCACTCACTTGAACTACGCTAACCCCGACAACCATGCAGATTGCTTCGCCCCGCTGAACTCATGGGCGTTCATCGGCAAGACGGAAGATATCGCGGCATTTCCGTTTGTGTATTACACTGAAGTGCATGACGATCTTCCGGCAAACAGCATGCCTATGGTTCTTCTTTATGGACTTGAAGCAATCCAAAATTCCAACCTGAGCGACCTCTGTCAGCTAGGCAAGTAAAATGCCCTTAAATCACATGAATGCCACAGGGTCGGCTTCGGGTAGTCAGGTGTTCAACGCACCGGGCACCTTTATCGTGCCTACCGGTGTGTATAGTGTGAATTTATCAGGGCGCGGTGGCGCGGGTAACGCTGGCAACGCTGGTAACCCCGGCACGGCTGGAAACCCCGGAAATCCGGGTACCAATGGTAATGGCGGTGCGGGAGGCGCTGCGGGCGCAGCAGGCAACACCGGTGCCACTGGTAATGCGGGTAATCCCGGCAACAATGGCGCAGGTGGCGCAGGCGGAGCGGCTGGCTTGGCAGGTAACCCCGGAGGCACAGGTAACGCCGGTAATCCGGGTACCAATGGCAATGGTGGTGCAGGTGGTGCCCGTGGTAACGCAGGCAACTCAGGCACTCCCGGAAATGCGGGCAACCCCGGCAATAATGGCGCTGGTGGCGCAGGTGGACCTCGTGGTAATGCTGGTAACCCCGGCACGATAGGCAACTCAGGTAACCCCGGCAACAACGGCGCAGGCGGCGCTGGTGGACCTCGTGGTAACGCAGGTAACCCCGGTGCGACAGGTAATGCTGGTAACCCCGGTAACAACGGCGCTGGTGGCGCTGGCGGACCAAGAGGTAATGCTGGTAACCCCGGAGGCACAGGTAATGCTGGTAACCCCGGTAACAACGGCGCTGGTGGTGCTGGTGGTAATGGTGGTGGCGGTGGTAATGGCGGCGGCGGCGGCACCGCTGGTGGCGGTCCCGGAAGTCCGGGTGTCGGTGGTAGTGCTGGTAACCCCGGTGGTAGTGCTGGCGGCACCGCTAATGGGATATTTGGCGCTGGTGGTGGAGCCGGTGGCACACCCGGCGGGGGTAGCGGCGGTACCGGCGGGGATGGGTTTTTCTGCTGCTTTGGTTGCTACAACGGTGGCGGTGGTGGTGGCGGTGGCGGCTCAGGTATAGCTGGTAACCCCGGTGGCGCAGGCGGCGCAGGCGCTAATGGTAACGCAGGTAATACAGGTAATGCTGGAACAGGCGCTACTGCTGGTGGTGCAGGCTCTCCCGGTAATGCTGGAGCCAACGGCACCGCAGGTAACACAGGTGCAGCGGGCACAGGTGCCACGGCTGGTAGTGCAGGTTCTCCGGGCGGCGCAGGTGCAGCGGGTACCGCAGGTAATACTGGTGCAGCAGGTACGGGAGCTAACCCCGGTACCGCAGGTTCTCCGGGCGGTGCAGGTGCTAATGGTAACCCCGGCACGGCTGGCGCTGCCGGTACAGGTGCCACCAATGGTGGCGCAGGCTCTCCGGGTAATGCTGGTGCCAATGGGAACGCGGGTACGACAGGCAACGCAGGTACAGGTGCGACTAGTGGTGGCGCAGGCTCTCCGGGTAATGCTGGTGCCAATGGGAACGCAGGTACGACAGGCGCAGCAGGTACAGGCGCAACTAATGGCGGTGCTGGGTCTCCGGGTAATGCTGGTGCAGCAGGTAACAATGGAACTGGTGCAGCAAATGGCAATCCCGGCGCGGCTGGTAATACTGGAAATGTCTCATCTTTTGGTTCTTACCTTACAATGCCCGGAGGCGCAGGTGGTAACGGTGGTAACGCTGGTACAGGTAGTAATGGCGTAGCTGGTGCAGCGGGCAATCCCGGTGGTACTGGCAATGCTGGAAACCCCGGCAGTAACGGTAACGGAGGCGCTGGTGGTAATGCTGGCGCGGCAGGAAGCCCCGGTGGCATAGGTAACTCAGGTAACCCCGGTAACAACGGCGCTGGTGGTGCGGGTGGTGCCCGTGGTAACGCAGGGAATCCCGGCGGCACTGGAAACGCAGGTAATCCGGGTACCAATGGTGCTGCTGGTGCCGCAGGTAATGGTGGTGCTGCTGGCAACCCCGGCGGGCAAGGTAACGCAGGTAATCCCGGAACTAACGGCGCTGGTGGTGCTGGTGGTAACGGCGGTCTGGCAGGTAACCCCGGTGGTATCGGCGGGACCGGAAACCCCGGCAACAATGGCGCTGGAGGTGCTGGCGGTAACGGTGGCGCAGCGGGTAACCCCGGTGGCCAAGGTAACGCAGGTAATCCCGGAACTAACGGCAATGGTGGTGCTGGCGGACCTCGTGGTAATGCTGGTAACCCCGGTAGTGCTGGTAATGCAGGCTCTCGTGGCGGAGGCGGCGGTGGCGGTGCTGGTGGGTGCGGCGCTTTCGGCTTGGGTAATGCCGGTGCATCGGGTAATGCGGGCACTGTTTCGGGCGGGGGGACCAACGGTAACGGTGGTAATGGCGGCGGCGGCGGCGGCGCTGCTTGCGGCAACCCCGGTAACGCTGGAGGCACAGGTCCTGCCGGTAACACAGGTGCCGCAGGTACAGGCGCTACTGCTGGTGGTGCAGGCTCTCCGGGTAATGCTGGTGCCAATGGTAACGTAGGTAACACAGGTGCCGCAGGTACAGGCGCGACAGCAGGAAACGCAGGT